CGCGTAAGAAATCGTCAAGTGCAAAGCGCACCATTACTGGATTTGGAACGAAGTCCGGTAATGATAAGCGTTCCTCAATCGCTTTAAGGATTGGGCGAAGTGAGAAATCAACTAATGAGCGCCGCTCTGTAACCGCGTTTGAATAAGTCATTGAAGTTTGCTCGGCGCTCAAGAAGTAGGCAGGAATTCCACAAGCCCTTGCTAATTCTAATGCTACATACTGACGCGCTTCCGCCATCTGCATCGTCTTCGGGTCGAAGCCAAATTGTTGTAATTCAACATCAGCATTTAGAAATGCAGTTGAGCGAGATTGGCGAGCCGCTTTCCAAGCGCTTAACAACGCTGAAATTCTTTCGGCAGTTAAATTAGTTCCATTTGATTTAAGAACCATCATTGGAGCAGGCTCTTTAGCATAATTAACTGCTGCGTTCTCAAGATAAACTGCTGCACCGATTGTCTTTCCAGCTCTGTGAAGTAGTCCTTCATCTGGGCCATCGAATCTAATCAATGAACCTACGCCTTGAAGTGGAACTGACTTGCCATCAACTTTATATCCAGTAATTTCAGTATTTAAGAAATCTGTATCAACTGTTACGCGGTCTGGACTAACGCGAGTCCAGGCTCTTACTCGACCGCCATCTGTTGATGAATACATTTCCAAGACTTGACCATAACCAGCACCATAAAGCCAAATATCTTCAGCAAGCCAGTTATAAATTACAAATCCTGCAACTCTTGGATCTGGCTGATTAATAACGCGATGCGGATCTACATATTGGCCAGTTATGCGATTGAAAGTGGTAAGAGGTAATGAGCCAATAGTTCCGCAAATTATGTTTCTAGCTCTTGCAACGGATGGAACGCTCATTGCTAATTGGCGAGTGGTATTAGTCGCACCGCCGAGAATATTATAAACTGAATCGCTAATCTGGACGGGAGTTAGCGCGGCTGCAACATCTGAAACCTTAGTAGGTTTAGCCGTCTGAACCTGTGGAAATAGAAAATCTCTTATAGCACCCATTGCTTACATTGTAAGCGAGCCTACTTACACTATTTGAATATCTACTCCGCTTTCAGCCATAGTCGCATAGTGTGTTGCCAAGGCTGATGCAATTGCTCCACAGATTGTCGTATTGCTTACCTTGCGACCCATTACCCACCCGCCATCACCGAAAGGGAGTTTGACAGCGGATAGGCATTGTTTGGTCAGCTCTTCCTGTCCCGAGTGAGCTAACCGCTGAGATGAAATTGCTCCCAGTAATTCATCGCAGCTTTGGGCATAGTCAAGACCATCTATTGGCTCAACCCGAATACCAGCAGGAGCTAATCTAGCTGCGACCGCTGACGCAGTTCTGGCTGAATAGGCAACTAGCTGGACTGGATACTTTCTGACCCATTCGGCCACATCATTAGCCATTGCTTTATCGTCCAAATTGGCTGGATTACTCCAAGTCTGCAGCAATATGACTTGGAACTTATCGCCCTCAAGTCTTTGGCTAGCGACTAGCGCCGCTTCTTTTCTACTAGGGCTTAGATCAATAGCCAGCCAAGTATCAGCCTCAGGGTTGAGTCGAAGCCCCTCAACTTTGCAACTTTCCCATTGAGACGGATTGATAACTGGGTTTATCGTATCGACCCATTGGCATAAAACTTCTGTGCGCACAATATCCTCGGGGTCTGACAAGACGGCTCTTATGTTGTCTGGATGAACTGTTATGCCGAGTGATGGATTAGCTTGGCAGACACCTAGCCAGAAGTCTGGGGAGTTATCAAACTTAATTCCTTGAGGCGCTGACCATTCAAACCAGCCAATATCATCATTGCTACCGAATATGGCAGCCATTGCTCTTTCCCTAAGTTTATTTAGAACTATGCTGTGTTGATCTCCAGCATTTGAATACACCCATATTTGAGGATTGGCTGAAGCCATTTGCGTATATCGCAAGGCAGACCAAACATCCTCATCTTTATATTCTCGGGCTTCGTCTAGGTGTATCGTTTCAGGGGCTGCAATGCCTCGACCAGCCGAGTTATTGGCTCTTACGATATATCGCCTGCCTTCAGTAAATTGAAGCTCTTGAAAACCTTTACTTTCCAGCTTCTTAGTAAATTCAGCAGCTAGCCTTGGATTCTGTTCAATAATTGCATAAATCTTATAAAAGAGCTCTGCTGAAGTAGTTAGTTTGTGAGCAGTATGAACTTGCAGTTTTTCTTTTAATACATAGATCCTAAACAGGATTTGAAGCGCCATAAAGGTTGATTTGCCTTGTTGTCTCGCGCACAAAAGGGTTATGACTGGATGAGCCCATCGGCCATCAGGTTTCTGTTTTAAGCTGTGATGAGCCAGCCATTGCTGCCAAGGCATCAGCTCAAAGCCGATTTCCTCGCAGAATTTAATCATTTGCTCGCCTAGTGAAGGTAAATCGTTGAGTTTTGTGTGAATTCGCGGTTCTGCCACACCTCGGTAAGTCGATTCGTCCCGGACTCGGGCAATCTCTCCCAATTGAGCCATTTCAATTTGTTTCATTCCTGATAATGCCTAGCCGAGCCATTTTCAGGGAAAATCTTCCCAATGGGGGTCGTGGGTCTGCTGGCGCGCTCAAAAAAGGTAGGGGTCATACGATCGCGCTTAGAGCTATTGCATTGAGTGCAACAAGCAACCATATTAGAAGCTTCATCAGTGCCACCCTTGCTGATAGGTATTAGGTGATCAACTGTATTGGCTTCAAGGCCGCAGTAATGACAGGTGTTGTAGTCGCGTTGCAATACTTGAAGTCTTGTCTTCTGATAGTAGCTGGAGTTGTAGCGTCTGCTCAATGCCAGCCCTTAGTCTCTAAATGATGCAATGCATCGCAAGCGCATTTATATCTGTGTCTTATGTATTTAATATGCGCATCTATTTGCTTTTTAGGGCTAAGGTCTCTATACCAAGTAGAACGCATCTGACCAAGGCCATAGTGTGATCCATTACGAGCTTTTGGATTCCATCTACTCTCTTTATGAATTAACCAGTTATAACATTGAAACTCTGACCAATCTAATTTGTTGTATGCATAAAGCTTTAGATTCATATCTGCTTTTGATGCATTGATTGGTATCAGCATAAGTGCCGATAGCATCAGCGTTAGGCAATAGCCTGCCCCTACGCTTCGGCTACGGGCTGCCTTCGGGCCCCGCCTTAGTCGGAGTGTAATGGGCTTGTCAAGTAACATATCTACCTAATTCGCCCTAAATTAGACATCTTTAGTGCTGTGATATTCGTCTCACCGATAGCGTATAAAGCTGTTCTGAACACTATAGGTTTTGCTACTAAACCATCGGGCCTTTCGAATTTAAGATTATAAATAGTTGGCAATATAGCTCCTGACTCGTTCCATAACCTATCCCACCATTTTCCTCTAGTTATTGGCAATAAGGCAATACCTTGCTTATGATCTAGAAACTTTTCTACCCAAGCAGTTGGCTGACTATATGGCGGATTCATCCAGACATTACCCCACCATTGACTAGATAAACCATCTGACTCTTTGTCGTAGTAATGCAGAGCAGGAGCGTTGCCCCCCCCCGCAGGAGCTGCCACATCTAAATCAAAGACTACATTTAATGCACTAAATATGCTTTTAGGTGTGTAATGCTCATCACTTTGACCTTTAGGCTTCGAGTGATTTGTATTAGTCACTAGAAATCAACCCCATCAGGCATATCCATATGATCATCTATATCTCTCCATATTGGGTATATGTCATCTTTCACTCTAACTCCCATATCTTCTTAAACTCTAACTGGCCTGATTGAAAGGCGTCTTTCAGCCTTTCCCTGCCATCACTATGGAACTTAGTAACCAGATACGGCTCAGCTATTGTGCCTTCTAGCCATTCAACTCTTTCACCATTTGGATCAATAACATCATCGCCATTGATATAGTGAAACTTATCTAATATCGCATCGCGAGACGATTCCCGGACTGTCTCAACTATTTCGCTAGATATATTGCTCTTTACCCATTCAACGAATTTGCGCTCATTCTTAACTATCCACTTAAATTTAGGCTTACTGGTAGTCACATAGGCAATCACATCATCACCATATTCAGCCTTTACTCTGTCTGCTCCTATTGCATCCATTTCGGCCTGTAAGGCCGCTCTCAGCCTATCCTTAGCCTTCTTAGCCTCATCAGCTATCAGACTCACTGCTGCTAGCTCTAGGCTCAGTTCCTTGATTCCCATCTCTTTGCTCCCTTTTCTTTGCTCTGTTTAATCTAACTTCTAACGAGTGGATATTGATTCCACAGTCCTTAGCGATAAACTCTTTATCAAAACCCCATTCCATTAGCTGACGGATATATCTAATAGAGTGGGGCTTTGCCATCGTCGTAGGACCTTTCTAGCGTCTCGTTACCATTCCAGTATCGCACCATCTGCTTCTCAAATCCAGCAGCTAAGCGACATACTCGGCAGCTTCCCGCCTTCATCTTATAATTACCGCATTTATCGCATCGGGTAATGTCATCTTCTTTACTAGCTACGCGATCTGCTGGATAGATAATGCGCTGAAGGAAGCATCGTTGACATTCAATCAACCACACTTCCTCAGGCGCTTCGGGAATATCGCTCGTCTCGTATCTGTGCAACTCAATATGCGGCGTTACTGCTAAGCAAGTTGAGCACTTAAACGGATGAGCATCAGCTCTCATTTCTGAAAGACCCAATGCCCATCTGCACCGATTCTCATCCATCTAGCTGGACATTGGTCTGCTCTGTCTTTGCTAGGGCAGGTGTAACCTCGATACTCTTTGCCATCTTTAGTGCCAGATTTTAGAATCATTGGCCCTCTGCCACATTTACATAATGGCAATTCATCAATTATTTCGGCCCCAAGTTTCTCCGCAATATCTGAGACATCCCAGACAATTGGCTCTGGGTCATTCGGTCTTTGCTCCTTAATGAAGGATGCAAGCTCTGGCTTTGTTGTTTGAATCGCCTTCTTTGGCGCTCCAGTCGGCTTAGCGAAGAATCCAGCAAGGTTAAGTGCTCGACCAAGAGCCCCGGTCTCGGCAAGTTCCAGAGCATACTGCTTAGACTTAGACTCGCTAGATAAACCCGTAGTCCAAGGGTTAGCGTCAGCCTCAGTCCGATACAACTCAACTTTAACAATATAAACATCACAGTTAGCGACAAGCGACTCTGCCAATGTGTGAGTCTTGATCCGATAATCGGGATACGCATTTATAAACTCCTTTAATCTATCTTGAACACTTACATAATCATCTAGGTAATTCGACATCTAACTTCTCTCTCCCTGCGAAATCACTTATCGCATCGTCTAACTGTTCTTTTAATGAATAGAATGTGCCATCTGGCCAGTTCTGAGCTTCATCGGCGCAAGGCTGGCAATAAAACCTAACCTGAGCTTTGCGAAGCGGTGTCTCGCTTTGGACTTTCCATACTGCTGGCGTCCTGGCTTTCAAATGCCATTCGCCCTTCACTTGTCCCCAGCGATACTTGCAGTAATCGCAGTATTGATTGCTATTATGATTGCGAGTCAGACTCAATGTCGTCCCAATCTTCTGGTGTAGAAAATCTGCATCGACCCAAGATAGCGGCATATCCAATGAGATCGAGATACGAATCCTCGCGCTCTGGACTTTCCAACATTCTTGAGAGTTTGGTCGCGATAGCAATAACCGCCAAGTCAGATGGGTCTCGGAGCTGAATACCGAGTGCCTGACAGATTTTGAAAATGCGTAGAAAATTGTGCCTCGGGTCGCCATATTCAACCCCCCTGTCAAACAGGGTGTCACCAGCATCGTTGATCCAGTCACTTAATGATCTCTGTGTATCGGACACTTGCTCTCCCTCTCTTATAGCCTTGATTGAAAGCTTTGGCTTTAGCTGAGTTCCAAAGACTCCAGATATAAAGGCCGATAAATGGAACTCCAATGATTATTCCTAGTACTGCTTCATCAGATAAATTAGGCAACATCTGCATTCACCCCATATTTATCAAGCCAATATGCAGAGATTTCAGCCTTAGATAAACGGCCTCGCAACTGCTTCTTACCCATTCGCTCTTTAGCGAATCGTCTTATTATTGATCCCTTAACCCAATTTGTCTCATCAGTCCAAGCACCAGCTTGCGAGTCAAATCGGATAAGAGCTACTTTATTTATCATTATGCTCCCGTTCTGTAATCCCTAAATGGATTTACGGGATAAATCTATTTGATTAAATCTATTTAGACAAGTAATAGCTCGGCGAGTCGAATATCTAAGAATCCGCATAGCCTCTCGCTGTGGGCTCTGTTGCTAAAATCTGTGGTAACTGGCAGACTCTTTAAAACCCAGTCAGGCTCGATTAGAGCCCCTAAGTCGAACTGGTAGATGCCCTGAGGTGTGGCATTGATATAAAGGGTCTTAGCGCCCGTCCTAGCCCTTATATCGGCCAGATAATCCCACTTCTTCTTCTCAATTAATAGGCGGTCATAGTGCGTCCTACGGCATTTAAGCTCGACATAAGAATCGCTGGTAATGCCATCGGCTCGGTCGGTCGCTGATAAGGGCGTCAAGTCTGGGTAAAGCGACTTGAGAGCCTCGAATAACTCGACCTCGCGGAAGTAAATTAGTTATCCTCCTCGCCATCTTCCCAACCAATTTTCTTTATTGGGTCATCGGCTGGCACTATCCAATCAGGATAAGAACTACGATCCATAGCAAAGGCAAGTGCAGTTCCTTCATCCATCCCAGCTCTACGGCAAGCTTTATAAACTTCATTGGCAGCAATAGCCCAGAAATCAAGCTTTGTTAATGGGGTTTCTTTAGTAGTCCTGCGTCTCTTTGGACGCTTGACTGGCTTCTTACTTACGCGCTTTCGCGTTGCCATTTCTGACCCCTTTCGCTAGGGCCAATTCTAGCTGAGACTCCATTTTATCAAGGCGCGACACTATTGGAATATTCTCCAATTTGATTATGTAGCGAAGGCCAGCAATCAGCAAGGCTATAGAGCCTAAGACTGAAGCTACTAAGGTGGCCAACTCAGCCGCTGGCATTAACGGACTTTGCCATAACGCTCATAATTTGGGTTAAGCCAATTAATGATGCTAGGCAAGACTGATACGAGAGCTGCATTGGCAATTGCATCGACATCTAGGCCGACTGCTAGATAGGTCGCTAGTGCTGTTGCTAGAAATGTCTTGGCCCAGCTCTCTGCCATCTTCTTTAGGTCGCTCATTAGCTTCTCCTTCGAGGTTAAAATAACTGCCATCTTTGTCTCCCAAAGTTGTAAATGAAATATGGAAATGCGACCGGTGAGGATTAGCGCCTTTGTAGGTTCTGCGCTTCCATCCCAGTATCGGACTCATAATCTTTCCATCAAAAATAATGTAAGCAATTCGTTTATCGCCTTTCTTGGCGCATTTACGAATCTTCTCGACTAGAGCATAAGCTTCTTCTTTATGAGCGCTTAAGTCTGCATCAATATCTAAAGCTCTGACGATTCCTGTTGAGTCTGGTATATGGTCAGAATTGCCCTTTGCAAGATGCCGAGCATCAGCCACCCAGCCATCAGACTTACGATCCCGATCAGGATAATCGTCATCTATCTGCTCCCTGAGCTGCTGGCCTGCTCTGCAAAGTTTTGCCATATTCCTACGAGATTGTGCCGTTTTCTTCTGCTTCTGGGTCTTCTAGCCAGCGCAGATAGCGTTGATAGTCTGAGTTGGCAGGGTCGCAGGGTATAATCTGAAATCTGCCATCTTCATATTCTGCTGTTATGCAATCGCCACCAGTTGGGGATTTAATTTCTGTATAAGTAGGTTTCATTTTACAACTCCGCTGTAAAGGCTAGTTTGGCTGATGCATTGTTGGTCATAACTATTCCTGCTTGGCCTGCCGTTCCGCTTATGTTGGAAGTGCAATCCAAAGTCAAGGCTTTATTTGATGCCCTAGAAAGCGATGTAAACGAATTGAAATCATCAGTTCCATCATTTCTAACTACTTGATAATAATTAGTGCCGCTAACATTTTCTACTGTTGGCGTTGTTCTCATTGTTACTGGTAATTGCATAAGAGTTAGCAAGGTAGAACCATTGTAATAAGTTCCTATGCCAATGGATTGAGAAGTTGATTCGGCGTGAAGGTAATAATACCTCTGGCAAGCGGCTAACTCGCCTTGAAGTGTGCCGCCTGAACGTTGAAATTCGGTGGCAACCGAACCAATTTCTAATTGGACTCCTTCAATTTGAAGCCACTCGTTGCCACCAGCAGTTCCAGAAGGTGTCCAATTAATAAAAAATGATAATTCATTTGAAGTTGTTGGAACAGTTCCAGTGAAGGTATAACGAGTCATCGTTGTAGTAGGACTAAAAGTTGTATTGACAACATCAGCCCCACCTGTCCAGGTTCCAGCGAATAAAGTGCCTGGAGATTGGTCTGTGCCAGTTCCACTGTAAAGCCTAACGGTTGGCGTATAGGAAAAATCTGCTCCCTTTTTAGCATAAAAAGAAAGAACTATTGCTTTACCAGCGAGTAATTTCATTTGTTGAGATTCAATATTTGTTCCAATATATAAAACGGCTGTTTGGGTTGTTCCAGAAGCGCGACCAAATCGCAAGCCATAGTTGAGATTTGTTGTGTCAGCGGTTTGTCTTGAAGCCGTACAAGAACCAGTCGTTCCGCTTCCTGCAAACCAAAATCTATCTACTGAGTTGTATTGTGGGGTACCGCTTGTTGGTGTGAAAGTTGCTGAGGTTGCTCTCTGCCAAACATCAAATCCGCCATTGATGATGTAGTTTTTTCCCGCTGCTTGCGAACCTTGATAACGAAGTCCAGTCGTTGCGGCACTATCCGCGACAAGTGTTTCGCCATTATTTCCAACTGCCAAGCGAGCTGGTGTATCTGCTGCTGATGCAGCGATGAGATCGCCTTTGGCATCGACTATTGCATTTTGAATAGCATTAGCGTCATCAGTTGTAACCCAAGTGTAATCAAGGTCGGTATTGGAAGCTTTGCTTAATACTTGACCAGTTGTCCCACCCTTAAGATCAACGAATGAGGTATCTATAGATGAGCCAAGGGTTCTGATGGCTAGAGCGCCATCCTTGACTAAATCTGTATCGTCTGGGGTATCCCATCCGAAGTTAGTAGTTGTTGCCATTTAGCTTATAACTCCTATCGCGTCTTGCCATTCTAGCGTATTAAGAACACTATTCCAGCTTTCAGCCGCATTGACTTGAGCCCATTGTTGGGCAACTGCCGAGAACTCTGTTGGGGTAGCCAAGAAGGTAATTGAAAGGCCCGAGATTGAAGCGCTGAAAGACCAACCTTCAACGAAGCCAGTAAATTCGCCACCTAGGATATTAAGAGGCAGATTGGTAATTCGAACTGGCTGGCCCATAAATATATTTAATAGGGCGTCTCTATCTGTGTCATCAATTTCAGGAGATTGAAGCGGAAAGGTAATCGATTGGAAAGTATTTCTAGGATATGACCTAAGAGCAATTAGACGATCTGCTACATCCTCGACATCGCCAGTATTCTTTAAATAGCTGCTGAACTGCTCGGCAAATAGGCCAAAGGTGGCCTGAGAGGTTGTGTCTTCGGCGGTGTAGGAGCTATTAAAGTTGTTGCCATAATCCATAACAATTTTATTGGCCAAGTCTCCTTGACGCTGGATAACGCCAATGCCAGAGGCTATGGCGTGGGAAGCATCTAAATCTGTGTAGCCATTAGCCACTAGATAATCTTGGCGGTGGCTTGCATCTGCATAACCAATAAGGCCATTAGCATCCTCGTAAAGATAGCCCAAAGCTGAATTAGCAATCTGATTGGCTATTGGGGCAATTATGCTATCGGTAATCTGGCGGCTTACCATCGTATATTCGCCAGTATCAATTGCACCCAGCCCAATATTTTGAGCATCAGCCCAAGTCTCGGTGGCATCATAGGTTGCCCAAGTTTCAGCTGGTGGGACTTCATTCCAAGAATTGAGAAGCAAGTCATCTAGCAAATCTGTTATCTGAGCGCCATCTAGCCCTTCAGCCAAATTGCCATCAAAGATAGCTCTTTGTAATCTTGAAAGTGCTCCTACGGCTGTAATTCTTAAGCTAGTGACAACAGCACTTGATCCAGCGCTTTGAACCACTTGGCGAAGGTCTGAGATTCGACCGCCAAAGATAGATACATAATCTCCATTTGAATCTTTGACTTCTACTGAAACTCCGCTATTAATGGTGAAGGTGTAGTTAGTGCCATCAGTATTAATGACTTGAAGTGAGCAATAACCAGGAGGAGTAGGCGAGTTAATATCTTGACGGCCAGAGGTGATAGTTAAGTTGCTTAAAGTGACTGAAGTGAGCGTATCTCCATTGACTTTAATTCGCCATTCAGGAGTCCAGAGGGTCATAGGATTTGAGCCGAAGTCCTAAAATCGCCAGCGCCAGTAGTTCCGCGATTAGTTGAATTGTTAAGAGCCAAGATGACTGCTCTGGTAAATCCTTCTTCATCAATAGCGCTTGGGGCATTGACATTGATAGTGACACCAGCGTTATTAGCTGCAACTGTGCCAGCAACATTGAAGCCAGAAGGAATGGCATTACCGCTTGGAACGAGTGTTGATGGAGTCACTCTTGATGTTGTGCTTGTAATAGGGGATGGTGTTGAAACTTTAGGAACTGTAGGAATAGACGCGCTGCTTGGTGTTGATGAAATTCCGAATGGCAATGAAGCAGACGATACTGTGTTAGAACCAGTGGAAGTTGATCCGCTGAAATTAACTTTTTGAATGGTAGCAATATCAGGGCCAGATTTAATTAGATTCAATCCGCGAATAACGGCATTTATGCCAGTTATTGCTGCGTTAATAATAGGCTCTAAAGCGTTTAGTGCAATAGCTACTGCGCTGACAATTCCAGAAGCAACTTTACCAATAATTTTAATAGTATCAGAAAAACCACCTTTTAGAAATGGAACTAAAGTATCACTAGCAAAATTGTATAAGCCCCTAAAAGTATCCTCATTTTCTTTTACAGATTTTATAACTGGATCAATAGCATTTTTCTTAAAGCGCTCAAATGCTGGAATAGCTGTATCTGTTATGAAAGTCAAAAGCTTTTCAATGATAGGCAATAAAGCTGTTCCAACACTTTCTTTAGCTTCATCAAATGTTACTTTCAATCTGGCAATTCTGCCCTCAAAAGTATTGGCTTGAACTGTAGCTGCTCCGCCGAAAGTATCAGCTAGTTTTTTAGTAGTTCCTTCTAAGCCAAGGGTTTTTATTTCGGCTGTAGATAAACCAATACCAAGTCTGCCTAAAGCGGCTGTATTGCCTTCGTAAGCTTTGCCAAGGGCATTAGATACAGTTTCTACATCTCTGCCAGTAGCAGCAGAAATATCTAGGGCTAGGGTTAATAAATCTTGAGATTTTTCAACTGATCCCGTAGCAACTGCTAAACGCTGGAGCGCTGGTCGCAGTTTATCATCTGCAACGCCAGTAGCTAGTGAAGTCTTTAATATTTGTTTCTCAATTGCTGCTATTTGAGTTTCGGTTGCACCAGTTACATTCTGTAAGGCATTGGCTAAGCGCTTTTGGGCAGCCTCATCTTCAATAGCTGCCTTGACGCCATCAACAGCTAACTTGACTGCATAGGCCGCTGCTGCTGCAGCTGCTGCTGCGAAAGCGGCTGCTGCAACTTTGCCAAACTTCTCTAATTTACCGCCAAAGCCTTCAACCTCTTTTTCGCCAGCATTAAGATTCTTTTTTAGATTATCGACATCAGCAAGAATCGAGAGCTTGAGCGTTCTACTGCCAGCCATTACTTATCCCACTCTTTCAATATCTTGGAAAATGCTTCTTGCCATTTTTTAATTAATTCAGGCTGAATCTTACGAAGGGTTGGGTAGATAAAGTAGCCAGCGTTTCCGCGACCTTTGCTTGGTGTTCTTCTGGGGAACTGACGCAAGCGATTACTTCCAAATTCATAACCCGCCCAGA